TGAATCAGCAGCGGTGAACACAAACTTGTCCAGCTTGGATGCCGTGCTGGTGATCGTGGGTGCTGTTGCACCAGGCCACTCAACTGATGCAGGCCATGTCACTGTGCGTCCACCTGTACCGTCTTGCTTGAGCAGCAAGATAAAAGACTGTCCCGCTGTAGCCGTTGGGAATGTGAAGGTGCAGTTGCCTGTCAAGGTCAGGATTTGCACAGAGCCGTTGGCAAGATCAATGGTGTAGGCCGTGCCAGTGTTGGCGGTCACAGTCTCTTCTATGTAGCCGTTGGTGAACGTGCCAGCCTCGACAGTTTTGTTGGTCAGTGTTTCAGCCCCCGTCAACGTAGCAAGACCCGCAGCAGCAAAAGATGTTGCACCAATACCGCCGTTGGCAATCGGGAGAGTGCCTGTAACTTGCGTACTCAGACTTACGCCCGAAAGGGTTCCGCCTAAAGTTAAGTTGCCAGTGGACGTCACAGTGCCTGTGAGCGTAATGCCGTTTACCGTGCCCGTGCCGCCGACAGACGTGACGCCATCAGCGGTGCTGGTAGCGATCTTCACAAAGTCCGAACCGTTCCATGCAGCCAAGCATTTCTCGCCAGACACGATCGTCACGCCAGCGGTTGGGCCTGCGCCGCGCAGAACGACGGAGCCTGTGCCCGCGTTGATGACAATGTATGGTTTGCTCTGAGCAGGCGCTGTGATGTTGCGCGTCGTGGCTCCGTTGCTGGCCGTCCACAGAAGAACTGCCTGACGGGCTTGGTTAGCTGCAAGCACTGTAGTGGTCAACGTAACGTCCGAGTCTGCGCTCAGGGTAGTTGTACCCGCTACAGCGGAGTCCACCAGCGAGGTGATCGAGTCATTGACAACATCGCCCCATGTGCCGTCAAGTTCGCCTTCAACCGGCAGAGCCAGTCCGAGCAGCGTGGTATTTCCTGTTGTCATTTACGACTCCTGAGTAACAACATCCGTCCAAGCCGGATTCTGTGTGTTGGTAATATCTTGCCAGTTGGCCGCTTGCACATTTCCGACATTTTGCCAGTTGGCGTCCTGAATGTCATCTACTGGTTCCCAGAAATAACGTCCCGTCTGTGTTTCCGTGATTATGGCTGTTTCCAGCCTGCTCACGTTGTACGCCGTAGCCGCAAATTCTTGCGCCGTTAGCGCCGCCAACTCATTAATCGAAGCAACAAACGCAACCGCCGCCTCTTGAGTAGCCGCAAATGCCGCTGACTCGGATACAGACAAGCTGTTATACGCCGTGGCCGCAACCTCGTCAGTACTGGTCGCTACGCTTTCTTCAACCGTTTCGTTGAACTGCGTGCCAACAATCTCTTCCGTTGTGGCCTCCATCGTCTCGTCTACTGAGAACGCAAACGTGGCCGCAACCGCCTGATCTTCCGTAATTGCTGCGCTTTCGTCCACCGACAGGGCAAACGTAGCTGCAACAATCTGCTCTTCTGTCAGCGCCGCTGTATCCGAAACTGCCGCCGTGTAGTCCGTTATGGCTGTCTGGGCTTCTGCAAGCTCTGCCGTCTCCGATACCGCGACGTTGATCGTTAGTGCAACCGTCTGAGTTTCTTTGATGGTACTCTTGCCGCCCCAAGCATTACTGCCCCAAGTACCAACGCCCCAGCCGGTCTGAGCCGCCAAGGACTCGCTAATCAAAACCTGAAACGTAGCACCTGCGTTCTGATTCTCTGCAAGTGCCACAGTCTCATTTGCTGCGGCCGCAAACTCTTGCGATGCAGCCTGACTTTCGGAAAGGGCAGCAGTCTCCGTAACGCTGACTGGGAGTGTCTCACCCCCGCCCCATGCGTTAGAACCCCAAGTGCCTGCGCCCCATCCAACGGCCATGATTAGGTCAAAGTGGCTGTGTACGTAACGGCAATCGAATCACCGGAAACAACCGCTTTTGAGCTGGAAAAATCGCCAGCCGAAAACAGGGTGCCTGTTGTATCGTCAATTGTTGCACTGCCACCAATGTTAATGAAGCAGCCAGCCACTGTACCAGTCGATGTGATCGAGAAGCTGACCGCCGAAGACGTGGTTTTGCTGCCAGCAGAAGCTGCGCTGAACGAAGGCGTCTTGCGGTTGCCAGAGTATGTGGGGGCGTTAGCCAGACCCACTTCCAGCCAGCCTGCGTGCGAGGCTTGGGTGTCCGCTACGTTGGCAGAGCCGGTGCCTTTGAGGCCCATCACTACAGCGCCAGCAGCCGAGTTGCCCAGAATGGTGTCCAGCGTCAGGTTCTTGCCTACGGTTGTCACCAAATTCTTAATGCCGTCTTCCCACTTAATATTGCCTTGCGCGTCGTAACAAACGGCATGGTACGAGCCGTGGATGCTCATCTGATCAACGGGTTGTGTGTTGTAGCTGCAAGCAGCTTCCACCTTGTCAGTGGCATTAATGCGGTCTGCGGTCATGATGACTCCTAAATTGAACTGCGAATGAGTGCCGTCGTTGCAGTGTTTTGCGGCATGGTGATGGTAAAGCTGGTCGATGTCTTGTCCGAACCAAAGTCCAGCACAGCGATAGACCGATTGGCCTTGCTTGCGTTGTAAATCAAAGCGCAACGTGCAGTCACCGAAGCCCCAAACGCAACGTTGTTGAAATTCACGTAAGCCGTGTAACCAGACTTGGAGACCGTGACACCGGTCAATACAACCCCGCCAGCCACGTACCCCGTACCAAACACCTCTGCGGTTGTCGTGTAAACGGTGGTGTCTTCGTTGAGGTTTGCGTTGGCCGTGTACAGCGCAATACGCAAAGTGTCCGTGAGCAAGTTGTGGATGCCCTCGTACAACTCCGCCTTGAAGCTGGTGGTCTGTGTCTGAACGATGTTGCTCATTGGACCGCCGTTCTAACTTGGCCGTTGCGGTATGCATCACCGCGCTGTTTGCCGTCTGCCAAGTTCTTGTACAGAGCAATCGCCTGAACATACCGTTCTTGGTACAGCTTGACCATCTCGGTCTCGCCTTTCATGTATGTCAACGCTTCGTTCATAGTGCCGTACAGCAGAACAGAGTCGAAGTTGTCACCCAACCAAGTGCGACCATCGGCAGCGTCCACAATGGATTCTGGGTACGCGTAGTAATGCAGCTCTGCGCTGTAGGCAGCATCAGGTGTTGGACCAAGAATCAGCGTCAGCTCATCTTCATTGTCCGAGCGTGGCCCGAAGATAGCGTAGTGCTTGGGCTTGCCCGTGGTGGCTGGGTTGGGGTACGCCTGCCGGATGAAGTTCACATCCTTGTCCAGCAAATACTCGTACGCGCCGCCAGCAGCAGGGTAAATTGCCAAGCTGTACACAGACAAAAAGTCTACGGGGCACTGGAGATACTTGTTTCCTGCTGTTAACGATCCGGTCACGTTCTTGCGCTGATTGGCTGGCTGAGCAACGTTGTATATACGCTGCTCAGCTTGCCGGATAAACGTGTCCATGTCTACCGTCGAGAATACGTTCTCGCAGTAGTTTGAAACAGCAATGACCAGTTCGTCGTACGTCATGTTTTATGCCATTGGGCCTCGGGCCATCACACCTTTGGTGGCTGCGCCAGTGCCACGGATTTTGATACCGCTGGTCTTGGTGCCCATGCCATCAGGCTTGTTGCTAAGAGCGCCAATGCTCATATTCACCGTATCCACATTGCTGCGGTTCGGCTCCTTGCCGGGATTGGTAGAGGCTTTGACAACCTTGCCCTTCATGGTGTGGGGTTCGGCGTAGACGCTGGCTTGACCAACTTCTTTGCCCATCATTTTGTGACTGAATTTAGCCATGTCGTTTCCTTCAAGATGTCGTAACTGTACCAACAAACGCGGTTGCCACCAAGTAGTTTGGGGTAAGCGCCGTGTCAAAGAAGCTGGCCCCGCCTACAGGGTTCCAGCCCCACTGAATGTCCCTTGATCCGCCAGACAGGTTGCCATCGTCGTTCAAGCCGGACGTCACGTAGGTTGTATCCCTGCGTGGGTTTCTCAGCGCCTGCGGGTCATCCACAGGGAACGTACCCAGCATCAACTGCGGCTGATCAGGGTCCCAGCATTCCGGGCACACCAGCAACTGATACTTGCGTTGCTTGATGATCTCGGTTCTAAGCTGTTTGAGTTTGTATTGCTGGCCGCAGCGGTCGCACATGGCAATCGCTTTGTGGCCTGCTGCAAACCGGTTTGACATCAGTAGCCACCATTTCCAATGTGCATTGCACGAGGAACAAACCTAACTGCAGCCTTTTCGCGATCTTCAGTCGAAGCCAAGTCCCAAGCCTCGTCGTACTGCTGCTTCAGAATCGGCAGTCGATCCATTGATCCGGGAATCTTGAGGGCAAGGTGGTAAGCCAAACCAGCCGTCATAGCTTCATAGAAGCGGAACGGCATGTCCATTGTGTTCACGCCCGTGCCGGCATCCTGAATGCGGCGCAGACGCCAGTACACAAATACGTAGGGCTGCGAGTTGTCTGGCACCGGCCAAACTGTGATGCGCGGCGTGTTTAGACGCTCAATCCAGACCTGAATTGGACGCGCTTGCTGCAGTTTGTTTGGGATGGTGGCATAGGTAGAAACACTAATACGAGTAATGGTCAGATCGGCCTGCGTCGAGGCATTGCCTGCGCCCGTACGAATGACGTGTTCCAACAAATCTACGGTGTCAACAGGCAGGTTGTACGTTGCTTGACCGGGGATCAAATTGATCATGCCCTGCTCGTACGTGAACATGTTCAAACCTTTGTTTGCCCACTGAGCAAACATCAAGTTCAGAGACCTGCTTGCCGTACGCAAGTCATAGCCAGTGCGCAGCTCACCGCCAGCGCGTTCAAACGCCTCCTCCACGAGCTCCGTTAAATCCATCGAAAAAGATGCTGTTCCAGATGTCGTCATGCGGCCTCCACCAATAAGCCCGCTGTACGGGTTCCCTTGCGTTTGGCAAAGGATACCGCAGAAATGGACACACCAAGAGCTTCTGCTGCGGCAAGCGTTGTCTCAAAAACACGACCATCAGATAGGCGAACTCTTTTGCCTCCGCCCATTTTCTTTGGGGTCATGTATGCATCAACCAAACCAGCATCAAATATGCGGCGCTTTCCAACAGGCTTGTTAATTCTGGCAATCAACTTCGCAGCCTCTACGCGAGCGCTTTTTTCTGCTTGCGACAAAACTCCGCGAGTGGGATTGTTTGCCATGCTTTCGGCGGTTGGAAGTGCTGCGGCAGCAACAGCATTTTTAACCAAGCACAGCCCAGAAAAAACACGCAGCGCCTCAACACATTCGGCATTGAATACAGACCACGTGTAGACATGCCTACCTGTCTTGGTAATCTGCTGGCCGTCTGACATGCTTCCGCCGAATCTTGCAAAAAAAGCAGCCACTGGTGCGCGGTCGCACATTGAAACCTTGACATGGACGGATACGTAACCGGCTTTTGCAAGGTGCATAGAAACGCACCCCTCTCCATCAAAGAGGCCTGCTAGGTATTCGTCTGATGTGGTCATGATTTACTTCTTTGCAGTCTTGGCCGATTGAGCAAATGCTTTCGCAGTCGGAGCGCCAGCGCTACCAACCTTGCGCATTTTCTCACCAGAACCAGCGGCGATTCGCTTTCTCTTTGCATGGATGTTGTCGTACAGACCAACTTTCCCGCCTTCAGCGTATTGCGTGAAGTCGGTGTCATCCCGGCGAGCCTTACGCACACCTTTGGGCATCTTTGAGGGGGCGATATCCCCCATGCCGCGGCTCGCCATCATGTCAGAAAGCCTTGCCGCCGTAGGCCATCTTAACCATGGTGCCCTTGGTGTGGCCTTTGGTAATGCAGCCATCGGCACGCGTTACGCTGCCGCCCTTGGCCTTCTTGACCGCTGGCGCTGGAGCTGTTTTGCTGGCTGCGTTGTACGCCTTTTCGGCGGCCTCTGCAGCTTTCTTGTCCGCCATCATTTGGCGAGCTTCTTTTTCTGCTGGACTCATGTCAACTCCTTAGCAGGTTTTGCCGCCACGGGCCATTTTGATCATTGTGCCTTTGGTTTTACCCTTGGTCGCAACGCCATCACGGCTAGGAGCAGCAGTCTTGACCATGCCCATCTTGGTTGTGCCAACAGAGCCGCCAGCCTTCAGGCCTTTGTGAGCCTTGGATGCAGGCATTGCAGCGTGTTTTGCCAAGTCGGCTTTAGCCATGTTGCGGCCTTCTTTTTTCATCATCATGCTTTCGGATTTCATATCGCCACCTTCTTTAAATTTGCGGCCCTTGTCCGCGTTTAAGAACTCTTTGCCCACGGACTGTGGGACGCCTGCTTTCTTGGCAAAAGACGGGCTGTTTGCCACCGCCGCCATGAAATTATGTTGTTTTTTGCTAGTTGATGGCACTTCGTTGCTCCTTCATGAAGTCATCAATCTTGCTCTCAAGCCGATCCAAACGAGTGATTACTCGGTTGATATCGTTGTGCATGTCCTGCTTGGTCACAAACTTGTCTGAATTTTCTTCCCGAGTCTTGCTCAGCAAGATCGACAGGCGCTTGACTTCGTCATGGGAAATCTTCACCCAAAACAAAAGCAACGCCGAAGCAAACGACAGGACGGTGTTCCAGACTGGCAATTCCATATCAGCACTTCCACCTTGCGAGAGCAGCCGCCTTGCGGGTTGGCTTGCCCTTCTCATCTTTCATGGGACCGGGCATACCTGACATGCGTGCGCAGAACGAATCCTTGCGCTTGCCACCCTGCGGCTGCGGGGCTTTTAGGTTGCTACCGGTCTCACGGTTGTATTTGGCGCGGCCTTTGGCTGTCAACCCGGCTCCTTTGGAGGTAGGCAACTTCTCACCACGACCGACTGCAAGGGATGGAGTCTTCTTAGCCATTGGCGACTTTCAGTTTGGGAGTGCAGTGCTGCTCGATCAGCGGCATCAACACAGCCTCTTTGAAGCTGCGGTGGTATTCCTGCGAGCCAACATGCGGCAAGGTGATCTCGGGGTCAACAAAGACCGTGAAACCGTCTGCGCGTGCACGCTTGCAGAACGTGTAGTCCTCGCCAACATACTGCCCGTTGACCAGTTCAAAGTCAAACAGCGCGGCCTCGTTGCGGTTGTACACGTCATTGAAGTATGTCCACTCAGGGTGGTTGGCAACCATCTTCTCCAGCACATGACGCTGGATCATCATGAAGCCTGTAGCCACATTCTCAACCCGCAGCAAACCGTGCTGGTCGAACTCAAGCGTGTTGGCCTCGTCGATGTAGATGTCCAAAAAGAACTTTCGGTCCTCAGCTCTGCGGGTGTACATCCCGGCTGTGATGTCCTTGCCAGTGCTCAGCGCCAGCAGGCGAAGCACAGACTCTGCGTCCACCACGATGTCGGCATCTACGAACAAAAAGTCCGTGCAGTCCGACTCCAAGAAGTTGGCGACCAGAATGTTTCTGGCCTTGGTAATAAGAGAGCAGCCCGACAGATGCGACAGTTGCACTTGGACACCAAACTGCGATGCCTTGACCACCAAATCGGCCAAGGCAAAAGAAGTTTTGATGTTCAACTTGCCGTCGTAGGCGGGGATCGCAACCATTAGTTTGCGACCTGCAACATCCATAGGGCGTGTCTCTTCAGCCATAAACCACCGTTACACCGATAGGCACCACCGAAGTGGCTGTGTACCAGACGCCGTTAGGGAACAAAATTCCCTCTCCGGGCAGAATAACGTTAGTCATATTGGAGTTCGATCCGGTGTCTAGTTCAAGCAGCAAATTGCCGCCAGCAGCATCCAAGAATCGAGCTGTGCCTGCGCCAGCGCCACCAGTGATAATCACAGATTTAATGCGCACTCGGCCAGAAATAAGCGCCTGATTGGTCTGAGCGCCACCAGTGCGTACGGACCTTACGTCGGTTTGCATTGCCATAATCAATCTCCTGTAAAGCAGGGGCCGAAGCCCCTGAGATCAATTAAGCGTCAGCGAATGGTGTGGCAACAGTGCCAGAACCCAGCAAAGTGCCGGTAACCATGTACTTGTTTGCAGCCACCACAGTCACAGTGATCACGGAGCCAGCAGCTCCGCCAGTGGTGGTGCCGTTCAAGTTGATCACGTCATTGGCTGCAGCAGGAGCGTAGCCGGTAGTGGCACCAGCAGCGTCAGTGGCAACCATCAAGATGGAGCCAACAAACTTGTCTGTACCATCGGTCTTGATAGCCACGGCAGTGGCGGCAGTCTCGATCACAAACGTATAGCTGGTGCCCACGTTGTTGGAAGTGCTGGGGTCTTGGCCGGGGCCAGATGTCACAGGGTTAGGTGTGGCATTGATGGTGGGCAGTGTGATGACCAGCGTAGCGTCGTTGGTGCGGATGGTCTTGCCAGCGTAGTTGGCAACATCCAGAGTCACGGTGTTTGTACCGTTAGCCAGATTCACAATAGAAGCTGGGCCTTGGGTGATGAAGCCAGCCAATGAACGGACTGGGCCTTGGAAAGTAGTCAGAGCCATGATGTATTCCTCATGCGGTTAAGGCGTATCTGTCTGCATGATGTCGGCCCGGAGCCGTCAGATACACCGGAAAGTCCGGGGTTGGTGCAATATAACCCAAAAGAAAAGGCCCCACAAGGGGGCCTTCTCAAATAATCCCGAGGGATTAAGCGCCGGGAGAACCGTACACGCCCAGTGGGTCAGACACACCGAACGAATAACGCTCGCGAGCCTTGTAACGCACGTTGCCTGTATCGAAATCGCCGTCCATGCTGTTAGACAGCGGGGTACGAACAAAGTGCTTCAGGCCGTTGGGCACATCAGTCAACAGGAACCAAGCGTTGGTGTCAGTCAAGAAGTTGTTGACTGTATAACCACCGGGGATGGAACCGTTGTTCTTGATGGCGTTGATGTCGTTGTCAGCAGTGCCAACGCGGAGATCAGTTTCCAACAAGCGGGTTGCAACGAATTGCAGCGATGGAGGAACCACCAGCTTCTTAGGCTTAGCTGCGATCAGCAGGCCGCGTTCGTCTGTCCAAGCTGCGATCTGAATGACGGCGTTTTCCAACGAAGTCTCGTTCAAGTCG